CGCAACATGGGTATGCTGCCAGAGGGTTACACAATTAACCACTTCCTGACAGACCCTGATGCGTCCTTCATCAAGACAGACGCTCCAAACGGCTTCAAGCACTTTGAGCGCACTCCGCTTTCAACCAACATGGAGGCTGATTTCGATTCAGGCAACATGCGGTTTAAGGCTCGTGAGCGCTACAGCTTCGGCTACAGCGACCCACGCGCTGTGTTCGGTTCACCGGGCGCATAAGCGAACAATTATACGGAAAGGGGCGGCTATTCAGCCGCCCTTTTTTGTTGTACAATACGTTATCCCTGACAGCCGCATGGTGCGGCTGACACTAGCCACGACAGGAGAACTAAATGGCTCGTACAACTTTTTCAGGTCCAGTAAAGACAAACACTGCTTTCTGGCTGAACCCAATCCTTTTTGCAGACCTGCCAACCGCTTCAGCCGATAACGAAGGGTACGTTTATTATGTATCAAATGCGTTAAAAGCCGCTGAAACAGCTACAAACGGCACAGGCAACCTTGTGTTTTCTGACGGTTCAAACTGGATTCGTGTAGATAACGGCGCAACTGCTGCTGCATAAGGAGGCTTAAATGGCTGGTCCAGTAAAAGCCTATAATTTTGCTCAAAGTGCGTCCGCCGCTGTGGTGGGTCCTGCGCGTTCTCGTGTACGTCAAATTGTGATTTATGCGGCAGCGGCAGGAGCTTTTACCATTAAAAATGGTGGCGCATCTGGTGAGACATTAATTACGCAAAAATTCCCAACCGGCATTCATCATCTAAACATTCCTGATGATGGTATTCTGGCTACAGAAGGCGCGTACATTTCTGCTTTCACTGGCGCAAGCAATGAACTAACAATCTTTTTGTCATAGAGGTTTGAATGGCTATTTTTCGTTCCATAACACAGGTTGGAACATCTGAGCCGTTTGAGCTACAGGTGGCCCGTGGAGAAATTCCGGGCCACTCTTCTATTCACAAGTTTGGCGCTGTCCCCGCCATGTCAATTAACACCACAGGAACTGTGTGGGACATCAATGACACACTGTATCCTTGGTCGGCTTTTTCTAGCGCTGGCACACTGACAGTAGATCGCGCCAATGCTGGTGACGCAAATAAAGTTATTACGATTATTGGTCTTGATGCTAACTACAATGAGATCAGCGAGAATGTCACTTTAACAGCAGCCACCGGCAACGCGACAACTAAATCATTTATTCGTGTGTACAGAGCCTATATGTACAATGGATCAACAGCTAATGTTGGCAACATTGACATCAAAAAAGGCGTGACAACTGTAGCAAGAATTACTGCCAATAAAAGCCAAACCCTTATGGGGGTGTACACAGTGCCTGCTGGGTACACCGCATATATATCACAGGGAGTTATGAGCGTTCAGTCTGGGGCGGACGCTACAGGAGACTTTTTTGTGAGATACGGTGGTCAAACAGCGTTTCGTATCGCTCATACATTTGAAGTCGCTTCTGCTGAGTATTTTTACGCTTTTGCCGTGCCTTTTGCTTTGCCAGAAAAGTCTGATGTAGACATTCGCGCCTCAGTGCGAAGCAACAACGCTAGATGTACAGCCGCTTTTGACGCTATACTTATTAAAAATGAGGAGTGGTCTTAATGCCGCGTAAAAAAGAAAATCCGATACGCAAAACCACTGGCAAGGGTGGCAACTACCGCAAAACTAAATCAGGCGCTGGCATGACAGCAAAGGGTGTTGCCGCATACCGCCGTGCCAACCCCGGAAGTAAGTTGAAAACGGCTGTAACTGGAAAGGTTAAAAAAGGCAGCAAGGATGCAAAGCGCCGCAAGTCATTTTGCGCCCGTAGTGCCGGTCAAATGAAGAAATTTCCAAAGGCGGCAAAAGATCCTAATAGCCGCCTGCGCCAAGCCAGAAGAAGGTGGAAATGCTAACAATGAATCAAAAGATTATTTTAGCAATTGCTGGCGTGCTTAGCACGACCATAATTGGCGTTTTGGTCAGCTTTTTATATTGGGTTGGTAACAATGTTGTTGACCTAAAAACAGACACGGCTGTGATAACAGTGAAGGTGGAGGAAAACCACAAGATGTTAAGTGTCTTGTGGGATGATTTTTTGGAGAAGAAAAATGGCAATCTCGCGCAGTTCCATGTCCAAGCAAGTAAGTAAGGGCGGCTCTAAAAAAGATGCCTGCTACAGCAAGGTAAAGGGTAGATATAAGGTCTGGCCTTCCGCCTATGCGTCTGGTGCATTAGCGAAATGTCGTAAGGTTGGCGCTAAAAACTGGGGGACAAAATCAAAGAAAGGAGGCAGCAAGGGCAGGGCTACCAAAAAGCGGTAAATGATAGCTGAAGTTTTAACCGGTATTGCGCTTGTTCAAAAGTCCGTTGAATTTATAAAAAGCAACATTTCTACGGTTCAGGATATTAGCCAAATAGCTGGTCAGATTGATGATTTGTTTCGTGGCGAAAAAGAAGCGCAACAAGCCAGAAACAAGAGAGCCGGTGGCGGATTGGGTGATCAATTTGGCGTAGACACTGTTGCAAAAGAGATAATAGACGCCAAGATTGCGGCGGAAAAGTTGCAAGAAGTAGCTACTTTAGTCGATATGAGATTTGGTCACGGAACGTGGAAAGGTATTGTTGCTGAAAGAGCTAAACGTATACAAGAAGCTAAAGAGGCAGCGGCGGCTGAACGTAGAAAAAAGCTACAAGAAGCTAAAGAATTTGAAGAAATGATGAAGCAAGTGATTCTTGTGGCCAGCGTTATAATTATGTCTGTTGGTTTGTTTATTTATTTATTTGCAGTTGTTATGTAGGCATGGATGAAATATGGCAGTACGAAAGACTAAAAAAGGAGCGGCCCTCAAGAGGTGGTTCAAAGAGGAATGGAAGGATGTTCGCACGGGGAAAGCGTGTGGGCGTAGCGAAGGAGAAAAACGGGGTACTCCATATTGCCGCCCCTCCAAGCGCGTGTCTTCTAAGACCCCGAAAACAAGCGGAGAGATGACAGCAGCAGAAAAGCGTAGTAGAATATCGCAGAAAAAGCGTCTAGGTCAACCGGCAGGAAAGCCAAGGCGCGTTAAGCCTTTGAAGAGGAAAAAGTAAATGGCCGTATCTGGGTCTACTAATTTTGAGCTTGATGTAAGTGATTACATTGAAGAGGCTTTTGAGCGTTGCGGCCTTGAAGTCCGCACTGGCTATGACTTAAAAACAGCTCGCAGATCTTTAAACCTGATGCTTGCTGATTGGGCAAACCGTGGCTTAAACCAGTGGACAATTGAACAGCGCACACTAGCTCTTGTTCAGGGAACTGGAAACTATACTCTTGGCGCAGATGTTATTGATGTATTGTCAGCATCGTTGCGAAGAAGCGGCACAGACTACTCAATGGATAGAGTTAGCCGAGATGAATACCTGTCCATTCCATCAAAAACAACAGAGGCTCGTCCTACTCAGTTTTTTGTAGATCGTCAAATAACGCCGACCATAAAATTGTGGCCAGTCCCAGAGAATAGCACAGATATTATCGTTTATGATTGTCTGACTAGAATGGACGATGCTGACGATTATAACAATACATTGCAAATGCCATTTAGATTTTACCCATGTCTGGCTGCTGGTCTTGCTTACTATCTTGCAATCAAAAAAGCGCCTGATCGCATTCAAATGCTTAAAGCTATCTATGACGAAGAATTTGATCGTGCGCAGGCGGAAGATCGTGATAGGGCATCATTTAGTATAACTCCTAACCTTCAGTATTACAGGGTTTAAATATGGCGAGGTTCGCTTCCGGTAAAGACGCATACGGAATATCAGACAGGTCTGGTTTCCGTTATCGTCTTCGTGATATGCGCAAAGAGTGGAACGGCCTGCTTGTTGGAAAAGATGAGTGGGAAGCAAAACACCCACAGCTTGAAATTACACGGCGTCCACCTGATGCGGAAGCTTTGAGAGACCCGCGCCCTGACAATAGAGTGGCTCCAGAAGTTGAACATCTTTTGGGGTTAAACGCTTTTCTTACCGGCGCTTCTGGAAGCAATGTGATAACTGTTACAGAGCCGTCTCATGGACGAACAACTGGAGATGTAGTAAGATTCCGCAGCGTAAAACCATTTGACGGTTTTTTGGCTTCAGATATTGAGTATGCTTCTGGTAACAGCATTACGGTAATAAGTGTGGACAGATACACATTTGTTGCTAATTCAGGCACAGCGACAGAGGGTGGGCAAAGAGGTGGCGGTGGTTCTGCTACATCTGGGCCTGTAACATTGGTGATATAAATGAGTTTTACATACGCACAACTGCAAACGGCAATACAGGAT